TTCAACTATTGAAATCGTTTTGTCTGTGTAAATCTCAATTTCTCGTTGCCAATTAATTTTTAATGACGCTGGACATATAATCAATATTTTCTTTGCCCCTGTTTCTAATGTTGCCATAACCGTAGCTGTCGTCTTACCAAGTCCCATGTCATCGGCTAATATATATTTGTCATTACCTACTAATTTCTCAACCGCCAATTTCTGATGTTCTAAAGGTGGTCTATTTGAATACTTTGAGTAATCTATTTCTACTTTTCTTTCTTTGTTTTGTATGATTGCCGCTTTTGGTAACCAAAAATCGTGTAAGTCTTCTGACTCAAAAAGTTTTCCGTATATGTGAAATGATTTATCTTTTTCGATTAATATCTTTTCCACGTAAATCTGAGTCGGTCTTTTAGGTAAGAGTTTTTCTTCCTTCATTTTATTTCCGAAGTATTCATCTAACTCAACCCACTTCCTCGCTATTTTTGGTAATATCTCATGAAAATCAATTACATAGTCTGATTGGGCCCTTGTAATCTTAAAATGTTTTTTAATTTGCATTTTTTTCTTTAACAAAAGTATATAATTGTTATATCCCTCGTATTCTTCTAAAATACGGGTTGCCTTTATCTCAGGGACATTTGAAACCAATTTATTTTCCAACATACATGTAAATACATTTAAATATAATCTATTTATGGATATTTATCAATTGATGAGTCAAAGAAAAGTACCAATAACGAGATTAAATAAATTCTTCGCTGAAGAAGATTTTGATTTAGATGTCTCTATGGGCCAAGAATGGTTACATGGTGATATGAATTTCACGTTTGTATTGTATCGTGTTGATAGACAACGCACTAAAAAAGATGATGTCTACGGTGAGGTCGTGTCTGAAGGAATTCAGTACCAACCCCCCGTAGAACTTAAAGGTTATGTTCAGATTGAGTCACCTACTAATCAATTTATGGGTAACTCAAGAATTGGACAAGTAGAACCAGGGAACCTTAAAGTCGGTATCTACCAATCATATTTGGATGAAATGGGTGTCGATGTTGAGTTCGGAGATTACATTGGTTATTATGAAAAAGAAGATAGAGTTAGATACTATTCCGTTGCTGATGACGGTCGTATCACCTCAGATAACAGGCATACATATGGTGGGTATAAACCATATTACAGGAGTATTATTGCGTCGCCGGTATCAAATGATGAATTCAACGGAATATAATGGCATTACCAAAAAAAATAAAAAAGACGATAGATTTAATTCCTAAGAAAACGGGGTTAGAAAGAAGAATACAACTTTTAGATGATATTCAAAAGGATGGTACATACCTACCTAAAGGTATTGGTCATGCAGATTTGGACCGTGGTATGTTGGATTTTGTTAAAAATGATTTAAAAACATTTATGGATGGTAAAGTCATCCCTACTGTTGATATTATTATAACAACACAAAATTGGTCTCAATTTACTGAAACTTGGAACTTTCAGGATTTAGATAAAAATGTCAAACCACCTTTCGTTTCCACAGTAAGACAACCTGAGGTTCCTTACGGTAGTAACCCATCATTACAATATACCATACCAAATAGAAAACAATTTTATTATGCGAAGGTACCAACTTGGGATGGTCAAAGAAAAGGTATGGATGTTTATAAAATACCTCAACCTATTCCTGTTGATATTACTTACAATGTTAAATTATTTGTAAACCGAATGAGGTCATTGAATGAGTTCAATAAAAATGTTTTACAAAACTTTTCTTCACGACAAGCGTATACAACAATTAAGGGACATTATATTCCGATTATTTTAAATAACATTTCAGACGAATCAGTTATGGATATAGATAAGCGAAAATACTATATACAAAACTACGAATTCACTATGTTAGGATTTTTAATGGATGAAGATGAGTTTGAGGTGAGTCCAGGTATATCAAGAGCTCTAACAATGTTTGAAATACCACAACTTAATAAGTCTAGAAAGGTTAATCCACAACCTGAAAACCCAAATGAGTTTCCTGTTGATTTACTATTCGTAAGTGGTAATACAGAGTTGAGTGAAACCTTTAGATATACCGCTGACTTACATTTAAACGAAACTTTTAATGTTTCTAGTTTTTCGGTGTATATTAATAATGACTATGTTGGTGACAACATAAGTAAGATTCAGGTTAACACTAATGATTTGGTAAAATTCATAGTGACTAAAGAAAGTAGTGGTGAGTCTCAGATATTTACAACCGCAAAACTACTCTAATTACTCACCGTAAATATCTTTTGGTTTAGTACACTTATCAATAATCATCTTCTCTAAAAACTTATACATTTTTAAACCATTTTCTTCACAATACTCTTTTAGTGTTGAGTGAACTTCCGTAGATATTTTAATATTTTTAATGTCTTTCATAAATAAAGGTAGAAAAAAGGCAGAATAAATACTGCCTAATTTATAAATATGTCCCCTCAGTGAAAGTTTTTTGCGTTTTTTCCAAATATTTATTATAAAATAAATTCTAAAAGAAATTAAAAAACATGGCAGTATCAAACACAGTCTTCGTTTCTCCGGGTGTTTACACATCAGAAAGAGATTTGAGTTTCGTAGCACAAAGTGTGGGGGTAACAACTTTAGGTTTAGTTGGTGAGACTTTAACAGGTCCGGCATTTGAACCAATATTTATCTCTGGCTTTGACGAGTTTCAATCCTACTTCGGAGGAACTAATCCGACAAAATTTGTTAACACACAAATTCCAAAATATGAAGCGGCTTATATCGCAAAGGCATATTTACAACAATCTAATCAACTATTCGTAACAAGAGTGTTAGGTTTATCAGGTTATGATGCGGGTCCGTCTTGGTCAATTACGACACAGGCAAATTTAGACCCTTCAACATTATCAGTACCAACCGTATCAACATGGTCTGTGGACTTTACAGGTTCAACAGGTTCAACTACGTCTGTTGCTCTTGGTGCGTTCCCGTTACCAATATCAACATATATTAACGATACTATAACGTTATATAATGGTGATTCAACTACAATGTTGACTCAATTACAGACATCTATCCACACAACATTATTGACCAACTCATTAAGTGCAACAACAGGGGCACAGTGGGGTGTCGTAACGGATGTGGTTTATAATTCATTTACAGGTCAGGGATATACATCAATAACTAACAGCTTATCAGTTGATGGTTTATACGATTCAGTTGCAGATTACGATGATTCCTTAATGGACCCTTGGTATTATGGTTGTTTCGAACCAAGTTCAGGTGACAATTATTCGGGTATGTCATTTAACGCGGCTATCACGTCATTATCAGGAACTGCAACACCGGGTAGTTTTACAGGAACAGTTAGTGGTTCTGTATTAACATATACCGCAACTGCATTCACTGAATATAATGATGTTGTTGTTGCAACTTTACGTTCAAGAGGTAACAACTCTAATTCATCCGGTGGACCAGTATATGACGTTAGTGGTTTAACTCAAGTTATTATGGATTGTTCTGGTGTTTATGCCGACGTTCAAAAGAACCCATATTCACCATTTGCAATTTCAGGTATCACTAATAACGGTGGAACATTCTCATTTAAAACGTCATTTGATTTATCTGACACAAACTACTTAACTAAAGTGTTTGGTTCAACCAACTTTGGTAAGACAAGTAGTGAGTTCCCATTGTTTGTTGAAGAAACTTATTACTCATTATTAACACAAGGATATAGATTAGGAAAAGTAAGAGGACTTAACTGTGATTTAATAGATTTACCATCTGCTAGAAATGACAATGGTAGTAACACGTCTATTGGTTGGTACTTAGAACAATATCAGACACCGGCAACACCATTTTTGGTTTCAGAACTAAGAGGTTCTAAAGTTGATAGGTTGTTCAGGTTTATCTTAATATCTGATGGTAATGCAGCTAATAATTTAGTTAAAGTGTCATTGGCTGATGTTATTGTTCGTGACTACTTTGACACAGATGCTAACCCTGTAATTATTGAGAAGTTTACTAACTGTACTATGAGTCCAGGCGAAAACGGTTATGTTGCTAAGAAAATTGGTACATCTAACGGTGAGTTTGAACTTAAATCAAGATACATAATGTTAGATATGGATGAAGACGCACCTGTAGATGCACTACCATGTGGGTTTGAGGGTTATGTAATGAGAGAATACTCAGGAGCAAAAAGTCCATTCGTAGAATACAAAACAAAATACAACACACCTGGTGAAGTTATTTATAACCCACCATTTGGTACTACTACGGGGGGTGATAACTCAACGAGAAGTTCGGGAGATAAAGTGAGAAAAACATACTTAGGTATTTCAAATACTGTGGGTATTGATTCAGATTTCTTCAAGTACGGAGGGAAACAAAACCCAAGTAATCTATCAACGGCTACTGAAAGCTCTGATTGGAACTACTTAACTAAAGGTTACCATATGGATTCAGGAGCAACTGTTGTTACCATTTCAGGACAATACATTTCTTCTGGTACATCAGCATTTGATGTTGGGGACGCTAGTTTTACTACTGACCCTACGTCACAATCAAATCCATACTATAAGTTAAATGCACGTAAATTTACTCTATTAGCTAAAGGTGGTTTTGATGGTTGGGACATTTATAGACAATTCCGTACTAATCAGGATACATTTAGATTAGGTGGAACGGGATATTTGGCAGGTGCAGCACCTTCAGTATCATTCCCGACGGCTACAGGATGGGGACAGTTTAAACAAATAGCGGTTGGTGAGGATACTACTGATTGGGCAAATAGTGATTACTACGCATACTTAATGGGTCAGAAAACATTTGAAAACCCTGAGGCGGTAAACATTAACATATTTGTTACACCAGGTATTGATTATGTAAACCACTCAAACTTAGTTGAGGACGCAATTGATATGATTGAGACAGACAGAGCAGATTCAATCTACATCTGTACTACACCTGATTACAATATGTTTGTACCTAATACATCTTCATTTGATACGGACTTTATCTACCCTGATGAGTCAGTCGATAATTTAGAAGAGACAGGTATTGACTCTAACTATACTGCAACTTATTATCCATGGATTTTGACAAGAGACGGTGTAAACAATACACAGGTATACATACCACCAACATCTGAGGTTGTTAAAAACTTAGCGTTAACAGATAACGTAGCATTCCCTTGGTTCGCAACTGCGGGTTACACAAGAGGTTTGGTAAATTCTGTTAAAGCACGTAAGAAGTTAACACAAGAAGATAGAGATACACTATACCAAGGTAGACTAAACCCAATCGCGACCTTCTCTGATGTAGGTACGGTTATTTGGGGTAATAAAACTCTACAACTTAGAGAGTCTGCACTTGATAGAATCAACGTAAGAAGATTGTTATTACAAGCACGTAAGTTAATCTCAGCGGTGGCAGTTAGATTGTTATTTGAACAAAATGACGACCAAGTAAGACAAGACTTCTTAGATTCGGTTAACCCAATCTTAGACTCAATTAGAAGAGACAGAGGTCTTATTGATTTCCGTGTAGTTGTAGAAAACACTCCTGAAGATTTGGATAATAACACATTAACAGGTAAGATTTATTTAAAACCAACGAGAGCACTTGAATTCATCGATATTGAATTCTTAATAACTCCAACAGGAGCATCGTTCGAAGATATCTAATTCGGTATATTTATATTATTATGGGGACTACATAGTGGTCCCCATTAGCCTTAATTAAACGTTTAAACAAAATAAGAAATGAAATTTAAAAAATCTATATTATCAGAACACCTCAACATTAAAGGTAACGGGGTTAAGACTTTTTCTGAAAAATCACAAAACATAGTGATTTCAGAAGGACAATTAGAAAGATTAATCGAAAAAATAAATAAAAGAAAGTAATGGCTCGTAAAATTTTAAGAGAGTATATCGAAGAAAAAGAACTCAAAGAAGGGTTTGACGATGTCGGTAAGCCAGATTTAAAGTATTACGCTTTTGATTGGGATGATAATATCTTAAATATGCCAACTCAAATCATGGTTTCAACTGATGAAGGTAAAGAGGTGGGAATGTCTACTGAAGATTTTGCTGAGTATCGTGGGATTTTAGGTAAGGAACCATTTTTATATAACGGAGATAACATTGTTGGTTATTCTGAGGACCCATATAGAAACTTCACAGTTAAAGGTGATTCACAATTTATTGTTGACTCTATGGTTGCGGATGAAGGACCTTCATGGGGTGATTTTGTGGAGGCAGTTAATGGGGG